ATGAACATCGACGAAGACACCTCCAAGTGGCTTGGCTGCCCCACGCCCCTCGAAATGTACCAACACCAGTGCGCCCTTCTTGAGGACGAGCTCATCCAGACTGAGGCGATGCTCAGAAAGGCGCGCGCCAATGTAGCCGGTCTGGTGCAGATGAATGACCTGCTCGCCACCGGCAAGGCATCAGCAGAGGCTGCGCTCAGGCAAGCACTTGAGCGCAACTCAGCCATGAATGATGAAGCACCTGACAATATGAGCTTTCGACCCATCGATTTAGTTACCGGTCAGCGCGATCACCTACTTAGGGAGAATCAGCGGCTGTTGATGGAGTTGAAAGTCCTCAGGGGGCCACACCCCTGACGTACGCCTGGCAAGCCCGCAGCGCGATCAGTCCTTGGTCACCGGCGTCGGTGATGGCGATAATTCGTTGAGCATGCGCTGGGTCAAGTTTGGCTCGACGGGCTGCATGAACCAAGCCGACGGCGCCGGGGGTGGAAGGCACGCTGCAGCCACTGGCTGAATCCTCGAGTAGGACTGACAACCGCAAATCAGAAGTGGCAAGGCGATCGCGCAGGCGAGCCTGATCACGCTGGGCATCGGATAACTCCTTGGTGTGTTGTTGGTCTTGGCGGGCTAGCTGCTGTTCTGTGGCCAGGCGTTTACCCTGCTCGGCGCGGGCCTGAGCGGTGGCGGCATCGCTGATCGTGGCCAGGTCATCCTTGTGCAGGCCGGCCTGCGCGGCGAGCTTCTCGCCCATGCGCCAGTCCTGCACCTGCCAGGCGCCCCCAAAGCCGATGGACAGCGCCAGCAGGATCGACGCCAGGATCTGACCCGGCGTCATCACGGTACATCCTTGAAGAAAATGTGGTGACCGAGGCGCAGCGTCTCCTTGGCGCCCGACGCCCAGTCCGGCGCCTTAGGCATGGTCGTGGCGTAGTAGTGGGTGGCGCCGCCAGTTGGATCGGCCGCCGCACCGGACATCACCAGGTCGGCGGCTTTCTGGGCCTGGGCGAACTGCGCGGCCGGGATCGGCTTAGCTCCACTCAGGTAGGCGTAGTTCGGGTCGTTCTGGTTCCAGCAACTGAATTGCCACGGCTTCAGGCATACGCCAGCGTAGCCTTCGCCCCACCAGGACTTGGCCTTTCCGTCGAGCACGCGGTTGCGGATCGTCCAGGCCACGGCAATCTGGCCGGCCAGCCCTTCGCCGCGAGCCTCGCCCCAAAGCGTGCGCGCCAAAACATCGCGGTCTTTCTCGGTTGCGCTCATACTTTCTCCAGGCAAAAAAATACCGGCTCGAGGCCGGCGTACGGAAGAATCTGCAGCAACTGCTGCTCGGTGATCGGCATGGCTTTCCCCGCGCAATAGCTGATCTGTATTGTTAACGAGCGCCGCTATTTTCAGGCGGTTTTCGAGACTGAAGAGCTTATTTCCATCCCACCAGACGGTTTGGCTGGCCAAGACGCTTCTTGCGGCCAGCCGACTTGACTGGTAACACGCCCGAGCAGGATCCCGTACTGTTTCCACTTCGTCAGCTGGGTTTTACGCACTGGCAGCTCCGCCTCTTCCTCGGGAGTAGCCCAGAACTCTTCGGCATCCGGATCATCCTTGGCGGCGATCGCATCTTGAAGCGTGGAGATACGCGAAGTCAGAGCAACCTTTTGCGAGTCGCACTCTTGATTCAAGCTAGCAAGCACCGCGGCCTGGCCAGCCAAGATGTCAGCAGCGGTAGGCGGAGGGTAAACCGGATCCCCTGGCGGCCCTTGGTCGGCCGGCAGGAAAACAACACCCTCGGTAATGACATTCATCGAAGTAATGCCGACCCAGTTTTTAATCCCATGCGGGGTGCCGTCCGGGTTGAACCAGTAGTAGACCGCCCATCCTAGAAATGTTTCCTGCGGCAGAACTTCGCTAACTTCGCTTTCTGGAGCTTCGATTGCATCGGTCATATGCTGTCTTCCCATCCAAAAGCGCTAAGGTGGCTAACTGTGGCATTCGACGCGTAATAGACGTTTCCGCTCTCCGGCACTATCCGCATCAAGAAATTATTCTGGTTTGAGTTCGCCGAGCTGTTACTGATGTTGGACATCGGCATATTTGTTGCGGAGTTGACTGCACCATAAGAATTGTTAGGTGCTGCGGTTGTCTGCGTTGAGGCGCCTTGGTTGTATAGCCCTAGGTACAAGACTGCATCTGTCGGTGCTAAGAATGGTGCCAAGGGCACAGGGGTCCATGTCGGCGTGACCGGGTTGCCCGATATGCCGGAGATTAACCTTGGCAATCCCGGGACGTTTCCTCCAACCACGTATTGCCCATTGCGACCTCTCTGCAAATAGCTGAGCGGGAATCTGCTACCCGTAGCATCCGTAAAGTCTCGGGAAACCCGAGCCCGGTGGGTAAACGCGCCAGGGAGTGGAGTGGCCGGGTTTACGTCCGGGGTTAGCCATCCCTTCGGTGCGGTGCCGTCCCAGATCACATGAACGTAATAAAGAGTTGATGCCAGCTGACTATTGGCAGCGCCAGATGCCAAGCCGCCTGCCCCAGCCACTGCGAACGACGCCGTACATGACACGTTACGCAGCGTGATGAATTGGCCCGCCGCGTTCTCGACCTGCAACTCATCAGCAGTGATAGTAATCACTGAATCTGTTCCCGTGGCCGACACTCGAAGATTAAGCGCGCCCCCACGAATGCCAACTAGGTTTGTAGTTGGAAGAGGATCAATCAATACAACATCTGTGCCGTCATATTGAATATCAGCGATTTGATCGATTGCGAATGTCGCCGCAACCTTTGCACCAAGCGCGTCGTATTGTTTTAAAGCTTTCGCACCTTTCCCTGAAATATTGATGGTGTCCGCGCCGGTACTTGCACGGTTGAATTTCACGTTGAACCGCTGATTAGAGTAGGCCGTGATGGCTGGGGCTGGAGTAAGCGTCAACGCACCCGCTGGACCAGCAGTAGTGAATGCAGTTGCCGACTGACTTTGCAGAGCAGTTGACAGTTTTTTCGATGTCACTGCTGCAGCATCATCCGTGCCTGCATTGACCTGCGCCTGGGTTGCGATCTTGAGCCAGCCGAACGCTGACTCAGTAGCCTGCGTGATCACCTTGGCAATTGCCTGGAACACTCGGAGCGGGCTCATTGCCTTGGTAGACGACTCGCCTGCCTCGGCCTCGGCCTGGGTTGCGAACGCAACAGAGGACTCCGAAATTTTCAGATCAATGGCCGCGCTCAGCTGCGCGTTGTCGTCTTCGTCGGGCGTGAGGCCAGCATCTTCGATAACCTTAATCATTTCCAGGGTTACAGCATTACCCCAAGCAGAAGGAATCAGCGAACCAGGTGTGGCGGCCAGCGGATCCTCATCAATAAACTTTCCATCGACCAGACCTACGCCGGGAACACTTTTAGGAAAATCCACGTTTCACCCCTTAGTCATAATTGATGTGCACAACGGTGTGCGCCGGAGCCGGTCGACGGATAAGGCACTCAAGCGCGTCTCCAGGATTGGTTCCGAACCGCTCACCCCAGAAGCTCGCGCCGAATCGTCGGCCAGTACGCAGACGGCCGCCTGTGTTAAGTACCCACATAAACTGGGCGCCCCACGTGCCGAAATGCGCGGCGCCAAAACGGGAACGCCCCATACGGGGCGCTCGGTATTCGGAGATGGTTGCCCCTGGATAACCTTGACTCACTGCGATTTCGATGAAGTACGCTCGGCTCTGCCCGCCTACCTCTACCAAGCGCCGGCGAACAGCAAGACGGCGATCCTCAAACGCCGGATTGAGACCCAAGCATTGGTCTGGCAGCCCCATAATCTTTTCCCAGTCAGGTACCAGTTCGCTCACTCCGCCTGGGTCCATTTCGTTGAGAAGGTCCGCCGCTCTGCCGTCAAGCCTTGCGAACTCCAGGGAGACGCCTGACAGGATCAGCCCAACCTCAGGGACCAACTCCGGATCCCACGCAGGACCGGCCGGGAGCAGTGCTTGCAGTTGGGCGCGGTATTGCTCGGCCGTTCTTAATCCAGCCATAGGCAACCCCCAAAGGTCAGCAACTGATTGCTTGCGGCCGGAACGTCAGCAGTTGGCAACAACAACACATGATCGGTTTCGCCCGTGGCACTGCTGATGGACTCGCGAATGTGACTGATCAACAGCTTGTCGCCCAGCCCAGCCTCGCGGCTGTGGAGATCCTGCAGCTGCGCTGCGACAGCCGCACGCACCGTGCCGGTGTCGGGTGTAAGGTGAATCTGGTACACCACCGGCACCTGCACCGGCGCGAGCACGTACAGCTCTGCTGTGACGGGCCGCAGCGGCTCGATATAGGCTTTTACCTCCGCGAGCTGTGCGGCGTCAGGGATAGGATTTGCGTCATCATCGCGCATGACGAACAGACCGACGGTGCCTGGCCCAAGGAAATTACGGCGGCACCAGGCACGGGTAATGCCGGGCACTTCCAAGGCCCAGGTTTCGTAGTCGTCGCCGGAGCCGCCGTGAGGGATAACGCGGTACGATCGCACAACCCGCGCACGTAGAGACTCGATGCTTTCCTGAGCGATACCGCCGATCAATCCGGGCGCCAACACAGTGAAGGTACTTACAAGCCCCTCGACTGGCTGAGTAAGCGTCAGCACCATGCCAGGTTCAATGTTGCCAAGAACGCCCGCATCGACAGCTTCAAGCTTGGCGATGTTGGTACCCGCGACAGTAGTCACGCCTTCGGTCACGCGGTACGCCCGGCCATCATTGGCTTGCATTACCGTATCAACATCCACCACACGGCCAGCGGCCGCCGTGAAGCTGGCAGTACCTTCGGCCGGCTGGGCAGCCTTACGCGGCTGGCTCAAGCGCAAGTTGGCAATGCGCTCCAACGTTTCTTCATCTGCTGTGTCGGGCAAGATCTGTTCAGCAATCCAGTCCAGATAGCCATACAGCCCGTAGGCCACGCCACTCAATGCACGCGACAACACCTGCGCATCGGAGCGCCGTAGCGCATCGCTGGCCAGGTCACTCTGGGTACGGCTGACCAGCACCGGTAACGTTGGCGTTTCAAACGGCATAGATCACCTGCCACAGTTGGTTTGAGTTGATTTCCAGGCGCGCCCCGGTGCTGATGGTGAGGATGACCCGCAGGTTTAGCCGGTTGACGTCAGCCTGCTCGCTGAGGATCTCGATGTCGGTCACACCTTCGTCTTCAACCAGCCAGCGCAACGCCTCACGGGCGTAGAACTCAGCATCACGACGGGTATCGGCCGTCAGCTTGACTCGCCGCAGCAGCCACAGCCGCGAGCCAATACGGTCGTCGGCGATGCTGGGATAGCTGTCACCCCACCAGCCATAACGCTCATCGTCATCGAGTGGGTCATCCGTCGCGGCGCGACGCCAGGTGAACAGGCTGATCACCACAGCACGCACCAGTGACGCCTCTCGGTTGGGTGTGATGATCATCCAGCACCTCCCACGGGCGGCCCGCTTTGGCCTTGGCCGGGCATCACGTCGCCATGCAGGTGCTCAATCTGACTGACGCCACCGGCGACCTGGTCGCCTTCGGAAACGATCTGCCCGGTCTGCGTGATCATCGGCGTATCGAAGTTCACTGCCACACCCGCCTTGATATTCAGGGTCTGGGTTTCGATGTCGATGATTCGACCGCGCTTGAAGTGGATCTTGTCGCCTTCGTCGGTGTAGATAGCCACCTCCCCCGGCTTCATCGACTGAATCCGGTAACGCCGGTCAGACACCACCAGCACAATCCCATGGGAGCGATCGCCACCCAGGAACGCAGTGATGCCCTCAGCACCAGGTAGCGGGTGACTGGTTAGTCCATAGGGCTCGAAATGCTCCAGGTTGTCTTTGACCTCACCAGCGAGCAGTCGCATTTGCAGGGCTTGCATTTTTTTCGCGGCGTTGCCCAGCACCACCGTACCGCGCACAAGCAAGTTCATCAGGCTCATTCGGATGGCTTCCAGTCAGCGGGGAGTAGGTATTCGAAGTTGTCGGCCTTGCCGCCCTTCTTGAGCTTGCGGTCTTTGTGGCGGTCGTTGGGTTCGGGCTCGAAACTGTCCGGTGGCCCCACCACCATCGTGGTGATGGTGCCGCTGTCCGTGAGCGAATAAGTGATTTCGGAAATCAGCATGTCGCGGTCCATCCCAATGATGGGATCCACCACGCGCACCAACATGTTGTGCTTCCACAGCGCGCCGTTCGACTGCCGCCATCCCTGGACTTTATAGGTGGTGCTCAAGGCTTTGCCGATGCGGGTGACGCTTTCCCAACGAGCCCTGTCCATTGCGAGCTTGTCGCTCAACTGGCCCGACTCCTTGATGATCATCACCCGCTTGCGCGTGGTGCGGTCATCCGTGACAACGGCTGAGACCTCTGCCGCTTTTTCACCGAACTCGGTGTCGGTCCCGCTACGCTGGCCAAGCACCCGGTACTCAGAAAAAACCCCTGAGAAATCCAGGCCCGCGTCTCCGGTCAGGATGTTGCGCCCCACCTCCAGCTTGTCGCTCGCCCAGCCTTCACTCCCTGGCTTCGCCAGCACGGCCATGCCGGTCGCGTCATCGGTGGAGAACACCCGGAACAGAGTCAACAGTCGGTCGATGGATTCAAACACCGTCTCGCCCGGTTCGATCGTGTGATCCGACAGCGTGCCGGTGTCGGCAATCTCGCTCCGTACTTTGATGCCATAGGGCGCAGCCAGCGCCTTCACGATGGCAAGCACGCCCTGCCCGCTCCACTGACCCGGCTTGTTGATTGCCGCACAGTCCACCAGATCAGCGGTCAACGATCGACCGGAGATCGTCAGGGTGATGCTTTTGTCGTCGTAGCTGATCGGCGAAGCGAACACCCAGCCAGTCAGCACCAGGTCGCCACCAATGCGCACCTGGCATTTGGAGCCCTGGCGAATCGGTATCGCGATCGGTTGGCCTGGCCACTTCCAGGTTATGCCCAGGTTGAAGTCGCGGGCCTGACGTTCCAGCCCCGCGGAGATCTCAACGTTTTTCCAGCCGCCATAATCCAAGCCGTCAACGGTGAGGCTGACGGCATTCTCTGCATCGAGCATGGGTTACTCCTGAGCGATCTTGAGCGACACCGGCGGAACAAACCCTGGGTGACTGATGCGGTTGCGCTGCACGATCTCCCCAGCACGCGTGGAATCGCCAAAGCGCCTGTACGCAAGTACCAGGGCCGGGAGCGTTTCAGCGGGTGTCATGTCCACCAACCGCACACCAGATGCAGCCACGGCGGTCAGATGCTTTACCAGCACCTGCCGCATGGTGGTCAACGCTCGGTAGTGATCAGGATCAGCCTTGAGCGATGCCTGCCAAATGGCCTCATTGAGCGTGTCGCGCAACTCGATCACATCATCAGCCACCGGCACCTCTGGCCGATCCACCGGCGACACAGCTTGTTGATCGATCGCAGGCACCGAGTCCATCACCGCCGGGCGAATAGACACGGGCATCTCGCTGATGATTAAACCGACCTGCACCAACAGGGCGTCCTGCACCAGATCGGCAGTGGCCTGGGCCATGGCACTGGTGTCCACCCCATTGGCCTGGGTGACCGTGTTGATATCGGTCACAGCCGACGTGTGTTGCGATGCGGTGGCCACCGTTGCGCGGTAGCTGGAACCGGGACTGGAAAAATCCAGCCCGGTGAAGTCGCTGAAATAGCTGGAGAACAAGCCCCCCAGCGCGCCGGGCGAGTTGATCAGGGACTGCACGAAACCACTGAGGTTGGTGAACAATCCCACCAGCGGAGCGAACTGGCGCTGGATCGCGCCATAGACGCCCGACAAGCTGTTGCGCAACCCGATGACACTGAGCCGCGCTTTGTCGATCTTTTCCATTGCCGTCTTGTACCGGGCCAGGGCTGAGTCCAATAGCCCTTCCGAAGACTTGACCACCTGTTGCCGAGTGTTCGCCGTGGCCGTGGGAAACTTGCGCGGCGTGTCGGGGTAGAACGTCAGTTCAAACCTGGCGACGCCGCCCTCCCGACGATCATGAGTCAGCTCACATTCCCCGGCCTTTACCAGCATTCGGCCAAGCCAGGGATGCACCAGCTCGCCGGAGCCCTCCGTCTGCAAAGCCTCTTGCAGCTTGTCGCGCCGCTCAAAGCAATCGTCGCCGATCACCCAGGCGCTCATCCGATGGACTTGCGCCTGTTTGCCCAGGGCTTCGAAGTAGGGTTCGTCCCGCTGTGGGAATTCATGCAGCTGGCCTTTCTGACCGACCGGCACGGCGGCCTGCTCGATCAGAAAGCTGATGCCCCGGTACGATGCGAGCAGCAGCTGATCACGCCACGTTTGTTCCATTGGCTACCTCTGCGTGCCGACTGTACGCTGGCCGATATTGGGTTTTATGGTCAGGCCGCGTTGGTTGGTTTGCGACTGTTCCACGGTCGTGCCTGGCGGCGCGCCGTTGAGGTTGATGTCGATTTTGCCATTGAGGTTCTGTGCATTGGCAGCGGCGGTTTGCTGCAACAAGCTACCCGGTGCAGCCATCTTGCTGGGGGCCTGCAGCAACTGGCCGGGATTGATACCCAGCTGGGAGTTGTTAGCCAACTGGCGGCTCTGGGCCATCTGCACTGCATTCGCCTGAAGGAACTCACCAGTGCCGCCGCCGACGCCCGCATTGCGCAATCGCTGCTGATCGGCAAAGGCGTTGGCCTTGCTGGTGGCGGTTTCGATGAGCCCGTCACCACCCTCCCCGCCGCCGAAAAACTTCATCATGGGCTCAATGATTGGACGCAGTTTTTCCCACAGGTTCTTGAACCATGCACTGATCGGTTCCCAGTTCCTCACGATGTACCCCAACGGCGACCAATCGAACATCGTTTTGAGGAAGTCCATGACCGGTACAGAGAGCGCAACAACCACTCCCCATAGCGCCTTGAAAAAGCCCGTCAAAGGCTCCCAGTTCGACATAATCAAACCGATGGGCGTCCACGAGGCAAACGTCTTGAACATCTCCCAGGCAGCCATGGTAGGGCCTTTGATCTTGGCCCAGATGGCCTGAAAGTACGGGGCAATCGCTGACCAGTTTGCGACGATGAGCCCAGCTGCCAGCGCGATGCCGGATGCTACTAGGCCGATGGGATTGGCTTTCAACGCAAACGAAAGCAGCTTGGTAGCCACGATCGTCGAAACTATACCAAGCCGCAGCGCCGTGAAGGCAATCCCGGCAGCCGCAACACCCCGCACCACTTCGGGGTTAGCCTCTATCAGCTTCGCAAACTGAACTACCATCGGCCGAACTGCGTCCACGACCGCGTTGACGGCAGGCAACATTGCATTGCCGATCGCCTTGGACACGTTGGTAGTTGCGTTTCGCAGAAGCCCCAGGTTGTTCTCAGTTGTTGCCGCGCGAGCCGCGTATTCCTTTTCCATCGAGCCCGCGTAAAGCGAAGCATCACCCACCTTGTTGAGGTTGCCTTTGAGCAAGTCGAGGTTGGAGACCAGTGACACGATTGAGGTAACCGACTCTGAACCGAACAACTCGGTCAGCAGGCCAACACGCGATGCAGCATCAACCTTTCCGATCCGCTCCAGGATGTTCAAGATGGTGCCCTGAGCGTCGGTCTGCATCGACTTCGCCACTTGCTTGGAGTCCAGACGAATAGCCTTGAACGCCTGCGACTGAGCCTTCGTCGCCGACGCCCCTTTAGTCATCGCCAACATGAAATTCTTGATGCCTGTAGCCGCGACCTCCTGCTCCACGCCCACTCCGGCCATTGTTGCACCGAGTGCTGCGATCTGACCCGATGCAAGCCCCGCCACTTCGCCGAGGGGACCAATGCGGGTAACGATATCTGAGATTTTTTTGGTGTTTGCTGGACCGGTATTGCCCAAGTAGTTGATGCGATCGGCGAGATCCGTCACGCCGTCCTGCGTCAATTTGAACGACGTTCGCCAGGTCGCCATCATCTCCCCGCTTTGATCGGCAGTCTGGTCAAAAGCAATGCCCATTTTGACCGCGGATTCAGCGAAGCCCAGCAGCTCATTGCTGGCAAAACCAGCCTGACCTCCAGCGGCTACGATCTTGGCGATATCACCCGCAGCCATGGGCAGCACCTCTGACATCCGGGTGATGTCGTCACCCATTTGCTTAAATTGCTCCGGGCTTTTGAAGTTAACCACCTTGTTAACGTTCGCCATTTCGGATTCAAACTCGATGGCCGACCGCGTACCGATGGCAAAGGGCGCCGCCAGTGCGCCGCCAGTCACCAAATCCTTGATGCCGATTTTCCCCAAACCGGTTTTTTCCAGATTCTTCCTAAACGTCCCGACGTTCTTTTGAATTCCGGCAAGCTTCGGCGACAACTTGTCGACGCCGGTGATCAACGCCTTGAGCTGAAACTTATCCATGGTTATGCCTGCTGCGTTTTATTGATGCGCTGTGCGTGCTCCAGTGATTCACAGAGCACATCCAGGGGACGGGCCATCATCAGCTCAGGGTCTGTTTTCCAAAACCAAGCCAAGTCATAAGCGACGGCTATCAGGTCGGAGACTTCGCTGATGCCGCGTTCATGAAAAAACGGGTGACGGCCCAAGCGAGGTCGTTCAGGTCTGAAAGATCCAGCTGATTGACCGAGGAAGCCGGGATTGCAGCGCAAACAGCGATATATTTGGCCGCGACATCCGTGTCGATTTTTACCTCTTCGTCTTGACCGATCTTGTAGGGCAACGACTTTATCGCCCGCACCTCTTGAACTGTCGGCCGGCGGAGATTCAATTGGGTCACGGTCTCGCCGTGGGCTTCGATTGGGACTTGCAACGTTACTGTTAAGCTCATTGCCATGACCCCTTGATGCCATCGAATTGCAACTCAACAGTGCCGTCGTCAGCCTTGAACGAAGGCTCATCGACCAGGTACGCACCGGCCAGGACGTACACACGCCCGTTTTTGAACTCGGTCGTGACCGTCATATCGCGGCCATTCGCCAACGTTTTGATAGGAAAACCCGGCTCAAGGATCGCCGTCATCTTGACGTAAGGCGCCAACTCCTCTTCCTTGTAGAAGCCCGGAAAAATCGTTTCCCGCTTCACATCCATCAAAGGGGCTTCCGCGCCGCCGGTGATAGTCAGTTGGACGCCATCCACTTTTACGTAGGTGGTACCCGCCACTAATTGACCCATGGTCATAGTCTCCAGAATGCAAAAGCCCGCGCAGGGCGGGCCAGGGTTGGTCAGAAAATACGGCGAGGGGGATTAAGCGGCGTCGCTGTATTGCAGGCGGAACTGATTGAGCAACGCAAACACCCGCAACCCATTGATGTAATCAGGCGGGAACAACACGTTGACCCGGCTCGGGTCGTTACTGTCCCGCTCAACAATCAGATGCGCGGCGAACAGTTCGGCGTTTTCCACGTGGCCTTCCAACTCCAACTGCATGTACTGCGCGATCAGCTCGCCACGAATAGTGCTCGGAGTCACGATCGGCTGGCCGGCACCGAACCGGGTACCATCGTTGGCCAGCTTGTGGCGCCCGTACTTGCTGGTAATGACGCTCTGCATCCGACGAATGATAAACGCCGACTGGTGCATGGTCTCGCTGTCCAGGTAGGAGTTATCCGCCTGGCCGTAAGCGTTTTTCTGGTACGTGGTGATTGAGCGCTGGATGCGCACATAACCACCTTCGTAATACGCCGTGGCGATACCGTAGCTGAGCAACGACTGACGTTCCGTGAGCGTGAAACGCTCACTGGCCGGAGCAGGATCCAGACCTGGTAGGCTACCGCTTTGCGTCGGGCGGCTGGCATCAGCAGAGATGAACACCGCCGTACGCGCGGCCAACGTCGCAGCCTGCACCCAAAACGGCTGGGGCACACCTGCCTCCATTGCCTGGATCGTGACATGCTGATCATTGCGCGTCTGCCCTGCCGCAACCAGAGTGCCTAAGGTTCCGCGCTTGGCGGCGTACACATGGCCGAACAGTTGCTTGGCCCAACTCCAGCGGCCAACACTGTCATCCATCGCCCCCTTCCAGGCGTCCAAGGTGTTGGTGTCGGTCCACGGAACGCACAGAAACTCGAAAGGCTCATCGCCCAAAGCGGCCAGAGCGTCAACCTGGTCGGGCACACCGGCTCCCTGAGTCATTTTGGTCAGAACAACCGTGAGGCCCGCCGGAGTGACTTCGCCATTTGTTCTGCCCAGGCGGTTGAGTTGCAGGTTGATATCGTTGCCGCTCTCACCCTTCCACTTGCAGGTAAGGGTAACGACGCCTGCCGCTGCAACAGCGGTGACCGGTAGATCTTCCGTGGCGTTGATCTTCACCGCCAGCGCCGAGGCGGCGATGGCTGGTGTTGCGGCGGCGGTGACTGTTGCCTGTACACGCACGCCGCCGACGTACAGGTTCAGCAGTCCGGATTCCGTTGCAGCACCAGTGACCGTAACGGTAGCAGTGGCCACAACGCCTTCGTCATTTTGCAAGGGCAGGCACCACACCTCACCGACCGGGTCCACTTTGCGCCATGCTTCGTACATTGAGGCGAGCATCGAGCCGGCCCCGCCGATGCTATTCGCCAGGCCCAGGCTTGGTACCAGCACCAGACCGCCGATATTGTCACCGGCAGCATCACTGTTGACCTGGGCGACGATCAGCCGGCGCATTGCCGACGACGCCGTGTTAGCCGCCGAGTTGTCCATCTCCGCGTAAAACAGCGGTACCCGAATGTCGGCCGGGATATTGCTGAATCCAATAGCCATTATTTAGGCTCCTCGGGTTTCGCCGCCTTGGCGGCCTTGGTGGTGGTTTCAACGGTGATGTCGCCGTCTGCCAAGCGGCGGCGCCAATACGCGTTATCGGGAACCTCACGACCCGCGCCAGGCAACAGGTCGCCAGCCTCCGGGTCAGGCACGGCACGGCCAGCGGCCGGCACCACAGTGATGCGCTTGGTCATGGTGTTACATCTCCTGAGAATTTCACTTCGATGCGCCCATCCGGGCCAGGTCGTTGCAGGTTGGGGTCAGCAGGATCAATGCAGTCCATGTCAAAGTTGACGCCGGTAAATCCGGGCAACCCATCCAGTTCCAGTTCGTGCCAGGTCTCCGCAGGATCATTGGCCGCGTTCCGCCCGATCTGGAAGCGGGCCGAGAAGGTGAAGCGGTAGACCACTCGACTACGGTTGATGGAAAGCAGTTCGCCTCCCTCGTACTCGATCGGCGTGTATTCCGGGGCGGGCTTCCAGGCAATCAAGGCCCGCCAGATCTCCGCCCGGAATAGATGGGTGAGGTCCGCCGCCTCCTGGCCGCGCTCATCCCGGGTATCCACCACCAGAACAACGTCGAAAAAATCGGTGATTGCCTGGCGCAGACCATTCTGAACATCGTTTTCAGCGGCCTTGTCGGATACCGCGATCACGTACGCTGAGGGATGGCTCAGCTTTGCGCTGGCGGCAACCGCCTCGAAATCAATGCCACCCGCTACGCGACCTGAAAAACTTGGGCAGTACTGGCGCAGGTGAGCAACGATTGGGGAGATCTTCATGGGCGAATTCCAGGTAATAAAAAACCCCGCCGTGGCGAGGTTGTTTATTGAGTCGATATTGATCAGCTCTTTTTGAACTGCTCGACGATTGCAGAAACGTCGATGTCAGACGGCAATGGCAGTGGCGACACCTCAATCACGCTTTCGTTGGAAAACGTCGTTGAGGCTTTGCCACTTGCGGTGCCGTTGATGGATTTGAATTTACCACCAGCGTACTCCCAAACTTGAGGTGCGCTGGTTGCGCCTACGCGCACGCCAACGCAGCCAACGTAGGAGCGACTACCAATTACCTTTGGAGTGCAAGAAACCGATCCATCGGCATACACCTTGTGTTTCAGATACAGCAGCGTGATCTCGTCAATAGCGGCGCCCGGGGCTTCCTTTACCGTTGACTCGTCCGTTGCCTGCCGCGCAGCAACCGCGTTTTCATTCGCGGCCTGCCGGTCGCGATCAATCGTCGCCTGCGCCTGCTTTTGGGCCTCTGTAGGCTCGGGTGCGACCACAGCCAGAACAGCTGTTGCAACGACAATCCCGACAATGGCCCCCACCAGGTTGCCCGCAACCAAGCTCAGCTTGCCGCGTTTCCGTACAACAAGAACCCATACGGCAGCCCATATAGCCAGGCTTAAGGCCAACAACATCCCTTCCATCACAAACACTCCTTTAATGACGAAAAGGAAGCCTACAACATCTACAGGCAGTAAGTCATAGCGAAACAATCAGCCCAGTGCATCCGCAAAAGCTTGCGACAAAATCGCTCGCACAGCCGAGGAAGAGTCCTGCAGGGCGTCACTCATGTAGTTTGCCCGAGGCTCAATACGCCAGCCGTTGCTCTTGCGTTCAGCGACCAGAGCAGCGCGGGCGCCCTTACGGCGTCGGTTGCTCTTGCCGCTCCCGGCACCCGGTGCCAGCTTCTTGATACGACCACCCAACCGCACGCCGTAGTGCAGGTAAGCTGGATAGTATTCCGACATGGCACCTGTTTTGTAGGGCGCAATCTTCACCAGGAAGCCCGAGCGGGACACCTTGAAGTTGATCGAATCCAGCAAGGCCCCGGTGCGATTCACCGGGTAGCTTTCCTGGCCACGGGACAATGCCACGTTGAGCTGTGCTCGCTGCCGCACCAACTTGCCGGCTTTGCGCATTGCTGCGCGGATCTTCTTCTTGTCGAAGGCTTCGCGTTCGAACTTTTCGAAGCCTTCGATGTGAATGTATCCATCAACACCAACTGAGTTAGCCATATATCCCCCCACCAGGCTGAGCCGCGCCCAACTCCTCGACTTCCAGCAGCGTGTAGCGCCGAGTCCCATTCATATCAGCCACACGCTTCACCCGATAGATCGAGCCACCGTGAACAACCTCATGCGCATCACTCATGCCTTTCAAGTAATACAGGATGACGCGGTGGGTGATCTTCACCTCTGTCTGAACGCCATTAGCGTAGACAGCGGTGCCGACCGGCTCTATCTTCGCCCACCGCTGCTTCTGATCGGTGAACAGCGAATCGAGCCCCAGGTCAGGCGCCGGTGTGTCTGACCGCAATCGCAGGGTGATACGCCGGTCCAGTTCGCCGGCACTCGGTTCGCGCATTGCCATGGTCAGAACCTCGGCGGTACGGTGATCTCAGCCACCAGGTGATCAAGAAACGCTGACGGCAACTCAGAGAGTGTCTGTCCCACCAGGAACATTTCCGGGTGTCTGTAGATCGTCGCCGCCGCCATCAACAGCCAGTTGCGTACGCCGGGGTGGAGGCTTACATCCAGCCCCGCCTTGTAACGGATACGGAGCCGACCAACCGGCCGAGTTCCAGTGAAGTGCATGAAACTTTCCCGCTGATCCTGGCGCAGTTCGAAGGGGCCAACTTGCTCGACCCAGCCACCGTCGGCCTGCTGGGAGAACACCGAAACGATTTCGCTTGCCTGGCCAACATCGAGGGCATGCCCGCTCTGCCTGTCTGCGGGCCACTCTTCTTCGTAAACAGCACCGCGAATTGCCGCGCCTGTTTTCGACTCGCATTGAGTGGTGACGCCAGGGATGATGATTTGCTCGATCAGCTCCGGCGCCATGTCCTCCGGCTCGACACGACACTGAAACGCCACCTGCTCAAGCGTCAGGACCGGATCACCGAAGTACTCAATTCGACGGGCCATGACTTATGGCTTCTCGTCGATTTCTTCGTTTTCCTGCTCTTCCTGCTCTTCCTGCTCTTCCTGCTGCGATGGCTTTTGATCTGCAGGCTTTTTGGCCGCTGATTTCTTGCCAGCAGGCGTTTTGGCTGCTTTTCCACTGGCAGCCTTTTCTACGTAAAGCTTTGCTCGGCCTGACTCAATCAAGGCGTCTGCAGCGGCAGAGTCAAAACCAGCAACTTCCCCGACTGCGTATCCGCGCCAGCCCTGCTTGAATGTGACGATTTTCATATCGGTCATGATGTTACCTGCTCAAGAGGTAGGCCCCGCCAAGCGGCAGGGCCAAGGGGCTTACATACCGGCGCCCCAAGTGATGCCGGTACCCACAGAAATCGACTCGACGTGACGCGGGCCGAAGTCGTGCTTGCTGATCACGCGGATCAGGGTCTGATCACGCTGGAACGCGCTGACGGTATTACCAGCGCCATCCTTGTAGGAGGCCTCGGTGCTGATCGCAATCGCCAGCGTGGTGTCTTCACCGATGTAGCAGTCGGCGAAGTTCACGAAGTAGATCTCGGACTCGTTACCGCCGGCGCCCAGGTTGACCGGCACTTGAGTGGTCAGTGCCACTGGATAGCCCTTCAACATACCGCCGTCGATTTCTGGGTAGGCCTTGTTGCCATTGCCGTCGCGCAGCGATTGCAGCCAACGGATGGTGCGTGGCGCCATGATCCAGCCACAGCCCGCCAGGTCCACGTTGGCCCCTTCCAGGCGCAGCATCATGCCGCCCAGGTACAGGTCGACAATAGCGAGCGTTGCACCGGCAGGCGCACCCATCACGTTGCCAGGCAGGGCCCAGTAGCGCAGACCCTTCGGCAGCGAGCCGGTGCCAGCACCACGGATGAAGTGAAGATCTTCCGACAGACCCATGCTGACCGCGAGATCGCTGCTGACTTGGGAATCAATGCGCGGATTAACGCCCGCATACGCCAGCAGGTCATTGGAGATCGGCACGATCGCAGCCGCCTTCTTGGCGGACAGCTTGAGGTCACCGAACTGCATATCGGTGATCGCAATGTCTTCCTCGGTGCCCAGGTAGGTCACCTGAGTGTTACCCAGCACACGGGGCATGGTCAGGTTGCCATTGTTCAGCGGAAGGCTGATGGCTCCCATCTTGCGCACCACGGACTTAGGCCGCAGCGATTCGATAACACTGGTGCTGAAGTTCTCGGGCACCAGCACACCACCGGAGCCCGGAGTCACAGTGGAAAGCGCCATATGCACATCGGCGCCGTAACCGCCCGTCTTGGCCATTTCAGCAGCGACGTGCTGATTGCCGCCGGCCTGGACCATGAGGCGCACCATTTGCGCCATCGCAACACCCGGCTTCGTTGGTTCGCTGTGAACGCTGATATGAGTTGGGGAGCCTTTATTGCCCTGCGCACTTTCTTCGACAGGTACCGCAGTTGCTGCCGCAATACGCTCAGCGCTTTCAGCGCGAGTAATTTTCGCGGTCATTTCGTTGATCTGGGTTTCCAGCTGCGCAAACTGCGCCAGCTGCTCAACGTTCAGATTCCCGCCGCCCGATTCGATCTGGGCCAGTGCCTGGACCTGCTCAACCAGTTTGGCGCGTTCGCTACGCATTTGAAGTACAAGGGACATGGTGCCTCCTGGGCATTAAAAAACCCGCACAAGGCGGGCTTCGACGAGTGCCGCGAACGCGGTCAGCTCAGTGTTTGAAGATTCAGTGCAGCGGCGCGAACCGCGATGCGGCCACCCTGCCGGCTCGCCCGGCTCACAGCGACAGAATGGGAAAGATCATCAACGGCCTGTTGCGGGCTCTGCATTCGATCTGCCAGCCCAGCGGTGATGCCGGCCTGGCCACGATAAAGCCCGGCCTCGGTTGCCATGACCTGTTGTACGGACAGCCCCCGGTATTCGGCGACGGCGTTAACGAAGAGCTGGTAACTCTCCTGCACCACATCGTTGAGGTACTTGAGCGACTGGTCGCTTAAAGGTTCGTGAGGGCTGAGATCGTTTTTGTGTGCACCGGCGAACACAGTGGTCACCTTGACGCCCATGCCCTCCTCCATCTTGGAGCGGTCCATGTGGCTGGCAATGACGCCGATGGACCCGACACCACTGGTCTGACTCACTACCAGCTCACTACAGGCAGAGCCGAGCAGATAGCCACCGCTGTAGGCCATGAAGTTGACGATGCCTGTAATCGGTTTCTGCTGGGCCATCGCGCGGATATCGGCCGCCAGTTCGAAAGCCCCCACGGCAGAACCGCCTGGGCTGTCGATGTCGAGCACGATCCGCTCGACCATTGGGTCAGCAACAGCGTTGCGAATTTGCCCACGCAGCTGTTCATAGCTGGTCATCGTTTCGCACATGCCGATGTGGCTGCCGCGACTGACCAACACGCCGCTGACAGGAATCACCTCGATACCAGTGCGCGCGATTGCGGTTCGGCGCTCTTCTTCGCGCTGGGCGATGCGGTCCATTCCGTCATCCGACCACAGGCCGGGGGTACCCTGCCCACCGATGTTGACGATGTTCAAGCTCATTACCTGGTTGGCCCAGCGAACTCCTAGGTCCAACATATCAGGCATTACCAACAGCGGCTGGTTGAACAGCAGGCTTGAGGCTCTCAGGTAGTTTTTCATTGCGCCAGAATCCTCTCAATTTGTGCGTGCTGCATTTCGAGTTGCGCGCGCACCGCAGGGTTGGTCAAGTCGGCGCCGCTCTTGCCTGCGTCAACCATGTTCAGCGGCTGCATGTAGATGTCGCCACCGGTAACCGGCGGCATGTTCTCCAGACGCCGAATGTCGTTGGCACTCAGCCAGCCCCACTGCCGTCCAATGGCATAGGCTTCGTATCGGCTCTTCTGATCGCCGCGCAGTAACCCGGAGAGGTTGAACTCGATGAAGTAGTTGCGGCGGTCGGCCGGCAACAAGAAGTCGCGCATCATCGATTGTTCGTGACGCTTGACCCATGGCAGCAACGCGAACACCACGAACTGAATCATCAACTGCTCAAGGGTGTTGTAGTTGGATTTCTCCAGGTCGTTAACCATAGGCAGCGGGATCTTGTAGATCCGGGCGATATCGGTACCGGTGGTTTTGAGAATCCCCAGCACCTCAGCATCCACGTTGTTCATGGAGACAGGCTTAAAGGTCATACCCTCTTGCAGCAACGCCACCTTCTTGGCGTTGTCCATGCCACCGAACTTCTGGCCCCACTGGTCGACGATTTTGTCGATGCTGCCCTGGTCCTTGATCGCAGGCGCCTCGCGCGGCCGCTCGATCACGCCGGAGACCGTCACACCATTGGCAAAGCTCTTGCCCGTGTATTGCCTGACAGCCTGGGCCAAACCCAGCGAATCGGCGTGTACCTCAATCGGTGACAGGCCAACGTAGTGGTTCGTGCTGAACCACCGCACGTGATGAACCATGCGCATTGGCAACGCTTCGCCGCCACCGATCCGGTAGTACGGCAGCATGTCGCCGCCCTTGAGCACCTGTACTTTGTCGTTGCACAACGGCCAGAGCGCAACGATGTTGCCGTCGTCGCGACGGTCGATGAAGCTGTAACCGTTGCCACGCAAGCCAGCGGCGCCCTGCATGCACTCCATGAATTCATACGGAGTCTGAAAACCGTTTGGCTGATACCGCAGGACGTCATACGCGGGATGGTTGATCGCTGATTCGCGCTGGCCCTTGTCCAGGCGCTTGTACATCTCACAAGGCAACTGCCCCATGGTCTCGGCTAGCAACGTGACGCAGTTCTGCAGGATCGGCAAACCCAACGCTGACTCCGGTGTGACCTTCACCCCGGAGCTGTTACGACCGCTACCGATCAGGCCGCGCCAGAAACCACTACCCGTCTCCGTGAGGTTGCCGCGCCCTTCGCCGAGCACGCTTGAAAAGAACATGCTCAACCTCCTTTGGGTTTGGGTTGCGTTGCAGCAGCTGCGCGATCTGCCAGCCAGGACCAGGCAATAAGCCCGACACCCGCCACTACACACGCAGCGGGCACGTGGACCATCGCCACGCCGCCAACCAGCAGGCAGAAGCCCAGCAGGCCGGACAGCCAGGACAGAATGACCAGTTTCATATACCGACCCCTTCGTCGTAGATGGATTTACCACCAGCGCCGGCGGCTTTACCGCTGATGCCAGTGGCCATGATGCCGGCGACAATGCCGTCGATGCGGCCCGTAGCCTTGGCCTTGTCGGCCTTGCGGTTGTTGGCAGGGTCAGAAACGATTACCGCGTTGCCTGCGTTCCAGGTCATTACCGGGTTACCGTCGTGCCGGAGGGTTTCGACTGTCTCGCTTTCGACCAACTCCCACTCACTGGGGTCTAGGTCGATAACTTCGTCACCCTCGGGTTTGGGGGCCAAGCCCAGCAGGCGCCGCTCAAACTCATCTACGGCTGGGCCCATGTCCTTGTAGCCCTGGCCGAATCCCACCATCTCGGGCAGCGTGATGTCGTATTCCGACATCAGTTGCAGCAAGTCTTCGATCCGCCAACGGTCGTACGCAATGCGCTCCACGTCGAAGTAGGCAGTGATCGTGACAAGGCGCCGCAGTACGTGCAGTTTACTGATCGCCCGACCCGGCGTTGTTTCAAGGTGCCCGGCCTTGACCCACATAGCATAAGGCACCTTGTCGCGATCCTCGCGACCTTGCAGATCGTCGTCCGGTATCCAGAAGTACGGCAGCATCCGCCAGTGCGGATCGTGCGGCGCCGGCCAGAACAGCAGAACGAATGCCGTCAAGTCCGTGGTACTTGCGAGGTCGAGCCCGCCGACACAGCGCCGGTTGCGCAACATCCGCATCGGCACACGCTCTTCCGCTTGCTTCCATACCGCCCACGAAATCCATGGGGCGTCGGCCTGGGTCCACTCGCAAAAGTTCAGGCGCCGCACCACTGACTCTTGGGCCGGCAACCCCCGTGCGGCCTTCACCTGCTCGCGCAAGTACTTGCGACCCGGGATGCCATCGGCCTGGCCTTCGGCGACGTAATCGAGCGAGGGGTTGACCTTTGCCCAGCAACTTTCGTCTTTGAACGGATCGTCGTCTTTGTCGAGTGAACAGATGAAGGCGAAGAAGCTGTCGTCATCCTCAATGCCGGCGCAGATACGCACGCCTAGGTCGTGATACTGACCGCACACCGTCTTCTTATCGGAGCCGCTGTTGGTGATCATCACCACCATGGCCTTGCGGCGGTTCTTGGTACCGGCGCGCATCATGTTAACGGTGGCGGCGGTTTTGTGTTCGTGCACCTCATCAAGCAGGCCGATGTGAGGCCGTGGGCCTGACTTGCCTTCGTCGGCACTGATCGGACGGAAGAACGAATTGGTGTTGGGGTAGAACAGGTTCCACACCTTTTCGTCACGACCCGACTGCACCAGCCGTGATCGGAGCTTGGTGGACATGTCGACCATCGACACGGCGTCACGAAACAGGATCATTGCCTGGTCACGTTTGGTCGCAGCGGCATAGATCTCGGCGCGTTGCTCGCCATCCGACACCAATCCATACAGACCAATACCAGCCACCAGCGGGCTTTTTCCAGAGCCCTTACCGGTTTCGATGTAGCCCAAGCGGAAGCGGCGGAACCCGTCCACCGTCATCCAGCCGAACAGGCTGCCGATGACAAAGGCTTGCCACGGGGCCAGCAGGAACGGCAGGCCTTCGTAGTCGCCACCGTTGAGGCAAAGCACCTCTTCGAAAAAACCTATGGCTCGGTTGGCCTTGCCCAGATCCCAGATCAAGCCACGCGCTGGCCCGTGTTTGAGGTCTTGCAGGTGCCGCTTGCAGGCGTTGCGGACATCAGGACCGGCGACGATATCGCCAGCCAACACCGCCAGGGCAAACGCGCTGACGCGATCATCAGTTGAAGTACTTGTCTGCGGCGTCTCGTTGCTCATTGGGGAATAGCTCACCTTGCGGCGCCGGCGACGTTTTCAGATTGCGCCGGGACATAGGCGACAGGCCGAACTGGGCACCGGCGGCGTTGGCGCGCTTTTCGGCGTCGTTCGCGAGCTGGCGAAGGACGTGCATTTGCTGCGCGCCGGTTTTGAAGGTCTGGATGTCGCCGCCCAGGTCATCATCAGAAGCGGCGTTACGCTTCGTGATCAGCCGCTGGTACCGGCGCCAATCGGCGGTCGCCTGGCAATAGGTCGCCAGCGCCATCGAGTCCAATTTAGAAACGATGCCCAGCGAAATCAGCGCCGGTACCAGTTGCTCCCATTCGGCGATCGCATCAGCTGAAAGCACGTCCGGCATCGGCGGCGCACCAACCGGTACCGGCGGCGCCGCGACCTGCGCCAGAAGGTCACTAACATTTTCGCGGCCACGATTTCCTTGCAGTAATTTCAGCGCCGCCGGCGTTCCAGGGCGACCCGAGTTTCCGTTTCCGGCCATAAATACCCCTAACTTGTTGATACCCCCCCTCCCTCATTTATCCCGACGTTGCACACGACGGGGGGCGAGCGGTCTAGAAGAAATTTCGAAAAAGGTTTTTCACCCCCCCTACCCTCGGGAGTGCGCTTTTTTGGTGCGTTTTCGTCCCGTGGTCACCGGTTCCAGTGATGTCCAGGGTCCACCGGGCGACCGTCAGGGTTGCAGCCGGGGACCGTGCCGGTCCGCTCCATTCGCTGCTTGGTCGAGTCGTGGCAGAACTTGCAGAGGCTCGCCCAGTTCGCGGGATTCCAGAACAGCTTCCAGGCTGCCTTGATGCGCACCGGATCGCCGCTGTCCTTGGCGTCCTTGAGCTTGGGCGCGACCTTGTGGTCGACAACGCTGGCAGCGACGGGACGTTGATCAGTCGAGCACATCGTGCAATAGGGATTCTCACGCAGGTGACCGTCGCGGGACTTCTGCCACTTGTACCCATAACCGCGCTCGGTACTGCTGCCGCGACGGTCATCCGACACCCTGCTCATCAACCCACTCTCCACACCCGGGCCAGGTTGCCCGAGCTCTGGCACACCGACCCGACGAACACCGCCAGCAGCACCACCAGCGGCCACGAATTGCGCGGCATGATCAGCTGCCCCTTACCGATGTAAACAATCACCGCACCGGACGCCACCATCACCAGCCAGGCAAGGCAGCTCATGTCACGGCGGAACCGAGCGCCACGCCGCCGGAAGGTGAACAACCGAACGAACAGCGCCACGCACAACCAGAACGTGAACTGGGTTAGCATTTCCTGAATCACGTGACTATCCATCCTGCCTCCCATGCGGTTCGGCATCGATACCGCGTCGCTTGATGATGGCGAGTGCGACCGTGACCACCAGCACCGACGCACCGAATGCAGCTGGCCCGGAGTGCTTGAACGGCCGAATGCCCCACAACTCCAACTCGCCGAGGCTTGGGGCGAACAGATAGCCCATGACGAAGGACACCAAAAGGAACACCACCCGCTTCCAGACCGGCAACTCTTCGGTGGTGGTGAAGAACACCAGCGCACCGGCAAGTGCACCGATCACAGCGAGTGCATCAATTCCGGTAAACAACCCCGTTACAGCAGCACCGGCACCGCCGGCCACGACAACAGTTGCAGCCGTGCTCGCTGGCTCGCCCATGCTGATAACTCCATTGCAGACACCCATCGGGCAGAAAAAGAAAACCCCGCCGAAGCGGGGTTAAGTGGCCGGTCTAGGGAAACCGGGTAAAGCTGCACAGCACGTGCGAGGTCAGCGCCGAGGCGCAAATTCCATATCGTGGGGACTTTTTACCCCTCTCCGGAAAAACCGGAAAGGAGTGTTTTTCGGTTGATCTACTCGACGCACCTTTGACGCACGTTGACGCAACTTTGAGGTAAACCATCCAGACGAACGGCAGTCAGCAAGATCTGACGCGGGCTACAGCGGAAGCCCGGGTTAAATCAGTAACCGGCGACTTCACGCGTTTGTTCCGTGCCCGACCTGGCGCACTGCGTACCGTCAAGATCAACTGCACCTGCTGATGCAAAGCGTGGACCCAGTTCCTGTACGTTCGATCCGCGTCATCACCGAGTCCCAACAGTGGCAACTGGGATCGAACCGACAACGCTGGCCGAGGCAGATAACGGTTACGCGCTAGCGTCGCGAGCCACGCCCCTTTCTCCGACTGCCGCTCAAGTTGCGCAAGTGCCGCCGCGACCTCCAATGCCGCGTGATCCATCCCACCGCCCGTTGCCATCATCAAATCGCGAGACCCCGGCGTGCCGCGAGGGGCAGAGCCGCCCCATTCCATAATCGTCGCCATAGGGCTACCAAGACCGCCGCCGTCACCGACCTGGTTGAACTGGTTACCCCAATGCTGCATCAGCTCTTCGATTTCCTCGATCATCGCCCCGCTCCCCCGCTCAAAACCCAACCCGACACAAAAAACGCCATACCCAACACAAACCCAACACAGCTAAAACCCTTTAAATTCAATAGCTTCAATACAACTGTGTTGAGTGTGTTGGGTGTGTTGGGTTTAACGGTTCTCGCATAAGAAAAAAATCTTGCTGCCATGGATTCAAATAACGTCGCCCATGCGCGCGCGCGACGACAAACCCAACACACCCAACACACAGCCCGGAAAGCCGCGAAACAGAAGGATTCAAATTGTGTGGGGTATCGAAAACCAACCCAACACATACCCAACACACCCAACACACTTTTAGTCGGATTCATGCTGCTGCCGCCTTAATGTGGTCCCAGTTGTCGACGTTCCAGCCCGCCAGGCGCGCCGCTGCACGCCATGCAACAACCGCTTTGCCCAGATCGGCCGAACTGACTGATGGGGGCAGGGAAGCCTGGTCATCACGCGGAAAAAAGAACGCCCCGAACTTGCGATTGCTGCCGTCGGTCCAGGGGATGGCGCGGGTCTTGTCCACCTCCGAGCTGATGAACAACGAGAACTTCGTCTGACTCATCACATGCTCTTTGTTGCGGTGGCACCACTCCAAGAACATCGAGTAGAGGTCGGTGGACAAGCAGGCACCCCACATGTCTCGCCCAAGCTCGCCGTACTGCCAGAGGAACAGGAAAGTCTGCCAGCTGGCCCGACTCAACGCCACCAACCGCTCTCGCGCATCAGTGCTGGGTGGCCGGGTGCGCTGGTCAAAGTCGCCCAGGTCAATGGATAACAACCACGCGTACAGCGCCGCCACACCACCGCTCTCCAGCTCCCGGCCAACGGCCTTCTGGCGCTCCACAGGCAATGTCTCCATCGGCCACAACACCAGCATCCGCCGGTCACTGGGCGCGATCGGCCACGGCATAATCTCGTTACTGAGGAACGCGGCGTTCATGTGGTTGGCTTCTTCCCAACCGTTGATGAACTTCGATTCCATGCGCACCGTCTTGCCGGTCACCAGGTGTTTGATCTTGCCCACCTGGTTGTAACGCTGATCACGGCTCACGACCTCTTCGAACACCGCCCACAACTTGCGGCTTTGCCAGGCGTTGAAGTTGCTTTCGAGCTGAGTCTGCCCGACCGTGGCCGCGTATTGCCCATAGAGCAAACCGAACGCATCGGCGAACAACAGGCTTTTGCCCGAGCCTTCCATCGTCGAGTGAGCCAGCACTGCCGTATCCATCTTCGCGCCCAAGTGCTGCAACGGGTACGCCAACCACTTCACCAGCCAATCGCGTGACGACTGGTCGTGGTTGCACAGGAATGAAATCAACCACCGCAAGTTTTCGCACGCGGCGTCGTCGCGCGCGGGCTCCATCGGCAGCCCGTCGAACGTGTTGATGTAGACGTTTGGGTCCTTGGTCATCGTTGGGTCGAACACAATGTTTTCCACGTCGACCACACGCCGCTCGGGGCTGTTCAACCACATCCCATACATATCGCCGAGGGCCATCTTGACCGCCCCCTCGGCTACGCGCCGCTTCTTTTCACGATCCCAAACATCCTTGGTGCCGTCGATGTAAACGTAACGCTCAATGGGCTCCAGGTTGAGCGCCCCGCCCTTCTTTCCCGCCATCTTGCGGGCCTGCTCGATCTCTTTGACCTTGTCATCTGAGATCAGCTTTTTAGCGGTGTCGTCCATCCACTGTTTTGCAAGCGGTTTACCCACCCGGGCCTCAAACGCGGTTTTCTTCATCACCCGCGCTTTGTCGAGGTCCCACACCTGCGTGGTGCCCTCGACCAGCACGTACCGGCGCAGCACCTGGTCATAGGTCAGCCCTTCCCCCGCGCCCCCGTCAGCAGCAGGAGCAGCCGAGCCCGGTTCGGCGTCTGGGCTCGGCCCTCCAGCATCCGCAGATGGGGCTGGGGGAAGATCCTGTGGATCTGGGCGGGACGAATACTGCATGCCCAGCATCCGGGCGGCATCCTTTACCGCCTTCGCCTGGTCGCCATCGTGATCCAACAGGCAAAACACCTCAAAGGCGTCATTCTGGTGACCGTTGGCCAGCGGATCCGCGCCGTGGTGCGAATAGACCTTGCGGTCGGTGACCGTCACGCCAGGCAGCCCGGTGCTGCTGTGTGGGTACAGCCATTTGTTGCCGCGCTTGATGTAGTCGTGGGCACGCAACAGCTCTTCCACATCGTGACACCGGTTGAACTCATCGATCACCGAGGGCTTTCCGTCAGCAGCTGGCGCACGCTTGATAGGTTTCGCGGCAGGCTTCTTTGGTTTCGGCGTCCAAGGGCACGCGGCCTCGGCGTTGCGCTTGAACACATCCCAATTCTGCCAAATGTTCAACAGCTCATTGGTGAGCACGGGTAGGCCGTCAGCTGCGTTCGGCGGCGTGCGCCAGGTGTAGGGCTTTCCAGTGCCTGGATGGATCGATGGCGGGAAAACGTCCTGCACCAGGCCTGCGCGCAATTCAAACACCGTGAAGCGCTTGTATTCCTCAGCCTCCGCTTTGGCTGCTGCCTCACCGGCAGCATCCCCCTGCTCTTTCGCGGCCTTGGCACGAGCCATCAACCCCTTGTGAATCGAGCCGTCAGGGTCGTTCTCGTTGGGCCAGGACAGCGAGTGACGCGTCAGCTCAATGTCATCCGGCATCTTGAAGACCACGCGGAACCGCAAAGGGTTGCCCACGATAGTCGGGTAAACCACCGCCATGGCATCCAGATCGAGGCCCATCTGGTCGAACAACACAAACCGCGTCCACTGAACATCGTCAACATCCAACGAGCAGACACGGCTGGGCCCGAGCACTACGCCCAGGTTGTGATTAGGGTTGCGTTGCCAGAATGCTTCGGCTGCTGCCGCGTCGGTGATGTAACCACCTGGCTTGTTCCAGCCCATGCCCTTCGGTGCCTTCTCGCCCGGGTCAATCGGGACCAGGGCAAGGTTGAAGGTTTCGATGTAACGGCGAGCCCAGAACGATAGCGCGGTGCTGGTGGATTGCTCGCTCATCGCCGCCGCTCCCGCAACCCCTGGCAACTGGCACAGGTCGCACACCCCTGAACTGCCTGCTGACGAAGTAACGGGATTGGGTCATCGCAATCCTCACAGAATTGCGCGCTGACGGAGCATGTCGGGCGCGGACGGTTTGCCAGTGCTCGCAGGCGGAACTGTTCGGCTGCCTCGTTAGCGATATCGATATCATCAGACATTGTCCGAGCCCTCCATCGCCTTGCGGGCACCCGCCATGATGCCCAGGACCTCGCGGATAACATCCATGCCGCGCTGCTCCAGCAGGAGGACTTCGTGGGGCTCCCAGACGTTGTCGGCAGCGCCGTCGTGCATGCAGGCCACGAACTGGCCTGACTCCTCGAGCATCTTGCCGACGGCCTTCAACGCATCAGCAGTTGCTGGTACCGGAATTGGCTTATACCAAACCGCACCGGCCGGCCTGACCAGGGCATCCAACAAGCAAGGATCCGCAGTCAGCCTGACCACCTCTTCCAGCTCATCAGGGTCCAGCCAGCGCCGCTCTTCGTCGTGCTTAACCTTCTTCTGTAGGCTGTCGTAATCGAGCACCATGTCGAGCGCCAAAGCGGTCACGCCGCCCCGGTAATCATGGGCCGCGCGGTAGATTGCTTTGCGAAGTGAAAGAACCGGCGCAGTGGCCGGTGATTGATCTGTTCGACTCATAACCGTAAATACTCCATTTACGGCCTAGCCATAGAAACGGGCACGCCCTATCCTACGACCACGACCGATGTGCATGTGCTGTGTGTCGTCGTAGCCGGTCTGGGGGATCTTTGGTGAGAGGCCCCAGACCGGCACCCTTTATGCGCTTTTCAATCGACCTGATTCGACTTCCTGCGTATAAAAATTCTCAATTGCTTTGCCCAATTCGTATCTCACGTCCGCACCATTGACAGCCCGAAAAATGGTTGGCTGTGTGGTGCCAATCTGGACGGCAATACCGCGCTGGGTATGTCCTCGGCTCAGAAGCTCTTTCAGCATTTGTTGGATATTCATCATGGCTGCCAATGCGTTTATTCGTTTCGAATCATACGCACACGTATACACCCATGCAATAGAATACGGTCGTGTATTTTTAATCAGGGTGCTCAGATGCTTCGCAAACGAATAGCCGACCGCATGACCGAACTTGGTCTATCGCAAACGGAACTCGGGCGCCTCTCAGGCGTTCCGCAACCGACCATTCATCGCATCATGTCGGGCGAGTCGCAGAGCCCACGACAGCAGAATGTCGAAAAGATAGCCAAGGCGCTGTCCGTCACTGCAACCTGGTTATGGACCGGTAGGCAGGACTCAGTACTCATACCTCGAGAATCTATAAACACCAGTGAAGACAGCGTTGCTATCGCGGCCAAACGCCCGCCCAGCAGGGCAAGCAAGCCAAGAACCAAGCTGGAAATTAAGGTTGTCGACGATGTAGGGAGTAAAACCTTTACGTCTCTTGAGCAAGAAAAGCTGCTTGTTCAGGCTCTCCAAGGTTTCATCCAGCAATACGTCTACGAGATCTATGACGACCAACCTGAGCTTATCGAGCTGATCAGCACGTATCGCCTCTCTGAACTGAAATTTCTATTCGTCGGACCCGCGAAGTAAGTATCAAGCGTCATAATTCACTCACGAAACCCTACGTGGCCCGCCCAAACTGCCACCCACTAACCGCCCGCCTTCACCCCCTCCGAAACAGTCAAGACCCGCAACCATCCCGAAACGTATATTTTATTCGTTAACGTATTGACTCGATCGAAACGTATGTATAGCCTCGTTCGTACTCCTCTCACCAAAGAGTACAAACCATGCAAACCACACAGCACAGCAACCCCCGCTGCCCGGTCTACCTTCACCCGGCGGCGGCAACCAGCCCTGCCGCCGTGGAGCGTATCCAGCGCAACACTGGCCTTCTGGTTATCGTCAATCTGGGGCGCGCAACCATTGCTCCCGCCCCCGCCGCCATCGCAATTGATGACCAGGGCCCATGGGGAGGCGACGCGGCATGAAGCTCACCATCGAAGAACTCATGCTTCAGATCCTCTCCACTTGCCTCCTGATCAACGCTCAAGGCAAATGGCATGCCTTCTACAGCCTTTTCGGCCACGTTGGCGACATTGACGTGAGGCTGCGTCCGACTGACTACAACTACGATGCGGACCACCCCAAAAAAACACCGTCCAAATCTGCCGGCTTCACATCTACCGGGTTTTTCCCGGAGCGCATCACCGAAGAACAGGCGCGCCAAGAGCGTCTAGATCTGCTGAGCTGGACCCAGGGCTACCTCAACGTGGAGGCAGCAGCATGAACAGTTATCTACTCCCGCTGGCTCGCCAAGAGTTGCTTCACCACGTCCTGCAGGTCGGTGGCAGCGCTGTGTGCGGGCTGACCCGAGCCGAGCAAACCATCCATGCAACCTTTGAGGTTGAGCTGACCACGGAACACGCAGTGGTCACCGTGGATGTTGCGGGCAAAACCCAGCAACTCAAGTTGAAACGCAAGGATCCGGCCAACCACCTGCACCTGCGCGACTTCATCCAGCAAGCCGCCAACGCGCCGGCAGCGGCCTGAGGACAGCGCCATGAACCGCACCCTGGATCAAACAGCCGCTTTGCTCGGGCTCAAGCCCCGCGCCTTCCGCACCAGGTTGCGGGAACTCGGCGTGATCAACTCATCAGGCGACCTGGCCAGCGCTCACCGTGAACGCGGCTACCTGTTTTCGGACGCTCGCGTGCGCTGGAATCCAACGATCGGCAAGCCCGTGCATTACGCCGTTGTGATGGTGAAGGAAGCGGGTGTCGAGTGGATCGCCAAGAAGCTGAACATCACCATCACCAAGAAGGACGCAGCAGCATGAAGACGCCGAACGCCATCAACTCCGCTGTAGGCGCCCTGAAACTGGTGCCGATGTACCTCAACCATCCTACGGTGATCAGCCGCGCCACGCTGATTGGTGCCTCGGCCGAAGCTGTCGCGCTGCTGGAGTCATTGCCCTGCGTGTCGGTCGAGTTGGCCGAAGTGTTCCGCTGCGTTGACGCAGTAATCGCAGAAGGCCAAATCGCCTACGTGACGCCGGTGAAGTGCCCGGAATACCCATACGGCGCCGTCGTCGCAGACGCCAAGGGCAACGTCCTGGCAGCGGCCAAGGGCCAGAGCAAAGAAGGCCTTGCCGAATTGATCCGCCTCAAGCTGGTGCCCCAAAAGGAGGGGCATGGGGAGGAACGCGCGTGACCACCACCCTGGAACAACTCCGGCGCCAGTTCGCCACACCGTGCCCGTCTTTGACCGCCGTGCGGGAACAGTACTTCACGCACATCCGCACCGACCGTTACCTGCTGAGCGAAATCAAGGCCGGCCGGATCGCGCTGGTGGTCAAGCGTCTGCACTGCTCGGCCCGCGCAAAGCCAGTCGTTTACCTGCACGACCTGGCCGACTACCTCGACGCCCAGGCGACGAAGCAAGCGGCCTGATTCAAACGGTAGCCCCTGCCGACCAGGGGCAAACAGCAACTCTTCAATGAGGCACAGCACATGAAAGCTACCAACACCTCCGAGTTCATCGCCGAACTCAACGCCGGCGTCTTCGCCAGCCAAATTGGGCACGCCCTCTCAGAAGTAGCGGCCGGTGTCGTCGACAACAAGAAGGTCGGCACCGTCACGCTGACCTTCACCATGAAGCAGATCGCCGACAGCCACCAGGTGACCGTCAACCACAAGCTCGCCTACAAGGTGCCGACCAAACGCGGCAGCCGCAGCGAAGACACCACGCTCGACACACCGATGCATGTGGGCGCGGGCGGCTGCCTCACGCTGTTCCCAGAAACACCCCACGCGGACCAGTTGTTTAACCGCGAAGCAGCACCGATTCACGCCAAGTCGTAACGCTTCACCGCTTCATACCTCTCACCAAAACAGGAAATAGAACCAATGGAAGCCAAAGCAATTCAGTTGATTCAAGACACCGCCCTCCTGGCTCACGCCAAATCGCTGGGCACCTTCACACCGGTGCTGGCCCTGCCGACTGACGTCAAGCTGCACAGCATCGAGAAGTTTCAGGAACTGCGCAGCCGCTTCCGTGGCGCGCTGGCTACCCACTCGCTGAAAGACTTTGCTGATTACGTAGTCGCGGCGAAAGGCCCCGCCGCTGTTGGTTTTGTGGACGGCGACGCAATGGCCTGCACTGTCTACTTCAACCTCGGTGACACCGAATCCCCAGGTCACGGGGACTACAACGCAACGCTTACCCTCAAGAAAACCGCTGCCTTCGTGGCGCTGGAACAGGCCGCTCAGCGTCAGCACGCCCAGAAGGATCTCAGCGACTGGATTGAGGACTGGGCACCGAACCTTAAAGCACTGGATGCTGAAGACAACCCGATTGACTTGCGCAAAGCGGCCGGCGCGATCCGCTCAATCAGCATTGAGCAAGCACGTAAGAGCGAGCACGTCGTCGGCGACCTGAGCACGTCCCGTTCGGCGATGGACCAGATCGAAGCCAAGTCGTCCGAAGGTCTGCCTGCTGAATTCCTGTTTACCGCAGCCCCATACGAAGGGCTGACCGTCCGCACCGTCCGACTGCGCGTTGCAGTACTGACCGGCGGCGACAAGCCAGCGTTGCGCCTTCGCTGGATCGGTGAAGCACAACTACGTGAAGTCCTGGCCCAAGAGTTCAAGCAAGTCGTTCAACAAGAAGTCGGCGGCTCGGCCACCCTGACCATCGGCACCTTCAATCTGGGTTAACAACCTGCAACACCCCGCTGCCGTCCTCTCACCAAAACTGTCCGGCGGCGGGCTCTAACGAGGCATACAGCACATGCAAATCGAAACCTACATCATCGCAATCGGCTTGTTGATCGGCTGGATTGCAACCGCCTTCTTCCTGATTAAAGCCAGCAAGAAAGCATACAACCGAGGCCTTTATAACGGCCTTCATGCTGCACGCCAGCAAAAGACTAACGCCACGACCTGCACCATCGAAGACCACGAATTGCTGACCAAGATCACCACATCGCTAGCGCTTGCCGTGGAAACCTGGCAGGCGTTCCCAGGCACAGAGATCATGGTCGCCAAAGTGAACAAACAGCGCCGCCAGCTAACCGCCTTTGCCGCGAAGATGTGGCTGGCAGCCTACCCCGCGCCAATCAACGCGGAGGATGCGGCATGACTTGGATCATCACCCAAAGCGGCCAGCAGTTCGACCTGCTGCGTCCAACCGCAGCCATGATCAAGCCGGTGGATATTGCTCACGCGCTATCACGCCTGTGCCGTTTCAATGGCCACACCCGTGCGCACTACAGCGTGGCCCAGCACAGCCTGATCGTTGCCAGCCTGGTACCCGCTGAGCACCAGCTGGTAGCCCTGCTGCACGACGCGACCGAAGCCTACATCGGCGACATGACCCGCCCGCTCAAAGCGGTATTGCCCGAGTACCAGGTTGTCGAAAACAACATTTGGCTAGCGGTGTGCACCCGATTCAGCATCCTGCCGGACCTCCCGGCCTGCGTTAAACAAGCCGACATGGTGGCCCTGGCTACTGAACGTCGCGACCTCATGCCCTACCACCTGGAAGAATGGGAATGCCTACGCGGCGTGCAGCCTATGACGGACGTCATCGTCCCACTTCCTGCGGACTACGCCTCAATGGCGTTCTTCACTCAGTTAATGAACCTGATGCAGAGCGATCATCGGCGGAGGTTGTCGGCATGAGCGCACTGAAGAAACAGCCGTTCGACTTCAAAACCCAATACGGACTTGGCTTCAACCCTCAGGACGATGAGATCGTTGTCGACTTCTTCTGTGGCGGCGGCGGCGCTGGGACTGGCCTGGAAATGGGCCTGGGCCGCACCGTGACCGTGGCGAAGAACCACAGCCCGCAAGCGATCAGCATGCACACCGTGAACCACCCAGGCGCGAAGCACTTCACCACCGACGTATTCGAGGGTGACCCGGACACCGAGTGCGACGGCAAGGCCGTGGGCTGGTTCCACATGTCGCCGGACTGCACGCACCACTCCCAGGCCGCCGGCGGCCAGCCGCGCAAGCGCGAGATCCGCAACCTGTCGTGGATCGGCCTCAAGTGGGGCGGCAAGAAGCGGCCCCGGGTGATCAGCCTGGAGAACGTGAAGCAGATCTTGCAATGGGGCCGGCTGATTGCAAAGCGCGACAAGGCCACCGGCCGGGTGGTGACCCTGGACCAGGTGCCGCACCCGACCAAGAAAGGGAAAACCACCAACCGGGTGGCAGCGCCTGGCGAACAGGTGCCGGTTTCCAACCAGTTCCTGGTGCCTGACCCGAAACACCGCGGCCGCACCTGGCGCCGTTTCGTGGCTCTGCTGGAAGGCATGGGCTATGTGGTGGAGTGGAAGGTGATCAAGGCGTGCGACTTTGGCGCACCGACCAGCCGGGAGCGCCTGTTCATGATTGCGCGGTGCGATGGCCGCCCGGTGGTGTGGCCGGAGCCGACCCACGCGAAGAACCCGGCCAAGGGCCAACAGAAGTGGAAGACCGCTGCCGACTGCATCGACTTCACAGACCTGGGCAAAAGCATCTTCGGCCGCAAGAAGGACCTGGCCGACGCCACCCTGCGCCGTGTCGCCAAGGGCATGAAGAAATTCGTCATCGACAACCCGGCACCGTTCATTGTCCCGATTGCGAACTGGTCGGGTGAGTCGGTGCAATCCGCCGGCGAGCCTCTGCGCACGATCACGTCCTACCCCAAGGGCGGCGCCTTCTCTGTGGTCAGCCCGGTGATCGCGCCGGCAACGCACCAGGGCAGCGTCCGCATCAATGACCCGCTCGAGCCACTGCCGACGGTGACCTGCGCGAATCGCGGCGAGCTGACGTTGATCAGCCCGTTGATGGTAGGGGCCGGCGGGCCAGTGTACGCCGGTCACCCAGTATCAGCCGACCAACCAATCGGAACGCTCATGACCCGCAGTCACCGCGCGGTTACATCAGCCTGCATCGTCCAAGCGGGACACGGCGAGGGTTCCGGCGTGACCAAGCGCCGCTCCCATGGGGTGAACGACATTTGCGGCCCAGTGGGCACCGTCACTGCCAGCGGCGGTGGCCAGTCCGTCAGCGCCGCAGTGATGATCCAGGCCAACGGCGGATTCAACACCGTGCACGCCAAGGACATCCGCGACCCTATGACCACGGTGACCAACACCGGCAGCCAGCAGCAGTTGGCCACGGCGCACCTGGTGCACATGCGCGGCAACTGCGATGCGCGGGACGCGAATGACCCGCTGCACACCATCAGCGCCGGCGGCCAGCACCACGGCCTGGTCAGCGCTTTCATGGAGCGGGCGTTTGGGGGAAGCGTGGGCCAGGGCCTGGAAGAGCCGGCGCCGACCATTACTGCCGGTGGTGGCGGCAAGAGCACGCTGGTGTCTCTCACCCTGTCGCCAGAACACGAAGCGGGCGCTCTGCGCGTTGCCGCCTTCCTGATCAGCTACTACGGTACCGAGAACACCAGCGCCTGCAACGCACCGGCGCCCACTATTACCACCAAGGACCGCCTGGCCCTGGTCACGGTGATGGTTCAAGGCACCCCCTACGTGATCGTAGATATCTGCCTGCGGATGCTCAAGCCAGCGGAGCTGTACAAGGCCCAGGGTTTCCCGGCTGACTACCACATCACGCATGGCGCCGATGGCAAGCCCTTCACCGTCACCCAGCAGGTGCACATGTGCGGTAACAGCGTCAGTCCGCCACCGATGGCAGCACTGGCCCGCGCTAATGACCCGTGGGAACTCACCCTGCAACAGCGGGAGGCAGCATGATGGAATTCCAAAGCGAGACCCTGGCCGACGAAGAGCTGGCAACAATCACCGGCTATCAGATCCCGTCCAAGCAGATCCAGTGGTTGATTGATAACCACTGGGAGCATGTTCTAACCGGCGCCCGGCGCCCGATCGTGGGCCGGGTGTACGCCCGAATGAAACTTGCAGGCGTCACGCCTTCCGCCGTGAACCCAGCGGCAGAAACCTGGACGCTCGACCTGGCGAACGTGAGCTGACCATGCGCCAGAAATCGATAGCCAACCGAGACCTCCCTCCGCGAATGATCCGGCGATGCCACAAGCGTAAGAGTGGAAAGACGTGGATTGGGTACTACTACAACGGCAGGGATGCTGAGGGTAAACGCAAAGAGATTCCGCTTGGTGGCGACCTCGACCAGGCCAAAGTGGAATGGGCCAGACTGGAGCGGCGAGCACCACCAAAGCCCAGCCATCTGCTGGGCTCTTTGTTCGACAGGTATGCGAAAGAAATCATCCCAACCAAAGGGCTGCGCACCCAGTCCGACAACATGAAGGAACTGAAACAGCTCAGGAAAGCGTTTGAGAAAGCCCCTATTGATTCGATAACGCCCCAGGTTGTAGCGCAATACCGGGACGCCAGGACTGCAAAGGTCAGGGCGAATCGGGAAATCGCGCTGCTGTCGCACATGTTCACGATCGCCCGCGAGTGGGGCCTGACCAACAACGCTAACCCTTGCTTCGGCGTACGCCGCAACAAGGAGACCCCACGGGACTATTACGCCGGCGATATCGTTTGGAATGCCGTGTACGACGCAGCCGTGCAGGAACTCAAGGATGCCATGGACCTCGCCTACTTGACTGGTCAGCGCCCGGCCGACGTGTTGAAAGTGGCCACCACGGATTTAAACGACGAGTTCCTGCTGGTGAAACAAGGCAAGACCGCGAAGAAACTTCGCCTACGACTGGAGGATGAAGGTGTGCAGTCAGGACTGAGCGCCTTTATCAATGACCTACAGGAACGTAGGGCCCTCAGCGGCATAAAAACATCGAGGCTGATTACCAATACATCCGGACTTCGGATGAGCCAGCAGATGCTGCGCAATCGTTGGGACGAAGCCCGGGAGAAAGCGGCCATCAAAGCTGGCACCGATGGTGACTCTGACCTGGCAGTGCTGATACGCCAATTCCAGTTTAAAGACATTCGCCCAAAAGCGGCCAGCGAGATTGAACTAACACACGCCAGCCGCCTGCTTGGCCACACTACGGAAGAGATGACCAAAAAGGTCTATCGACGTATTGGGGAAATCGTTAAACCAACGAAATGATTTTCGTCTGAATAACGGCTCACATCCCAAAGAACTTTGTCAACGCAGAGGTCAGCACGCCAGCTCCAACCTGGGCAGGAATTTCCCACGCCGGAGTGCCGGCTTTAGAAATCATGCCGGCAAGCCAAGTGCGTACACCAGGACCAAAATTATTGCTGTCCGATTCAGCATTGAGGTCATCGTCATTGATGGCAACCTGTAGCTCTGCCACGTCAGCCTCTGCAACCTTGTTTCTTCTTAGCTCACGAATCAAAGCCGGCAAATCATTTACACCAACCGTTGACTGATTATGTGATGCTTGATTCCCCTCACCGATAGCCAGACTTATATTAGCCCCGTCACCAAAAACAGCACCCTTGAACATCTCGCTTAACCCTTCAACTTTGGGCATGATCTTGGGATCGGCGCCCGCCGCCTTCTCTGGTATTACGTGTTCAAGATTTAAAAGAAAGTCGAGCAATCGCGATCTTGCTTCATTCAGTATCTGCTCAAAAAAACCAGCCGGAGGTTTTCCCCAGGCGCTTGAAATTGCATATGATTTATCGATCCCTTGCCGTAAATATGGATACAACCGGTGATCGATATTGACTGCTAGATCATCGGCTTTTTTGGAAAATTCTTCAATTACGGCAATGCTTTGGTTGTGCCTATAAACCAGAAACTTTTCAACCATATCTTCAGGCATGTCACCAACAGGCAACTTAAAATTTTTGTAATACCTGGCTCCGTTCTCAAGATTGCCGTACGGAGTTAAATTCGAGATACGATATTTTGGAAGTTCATCGTTATCTCCATACCCCTGTATTTCACTCTTCACCCACTTCGCGAAGTCATCATTCTGCAGCCTATGCGCGATCACTTGAGCTTTAAAAAAAGCATTTGCCAGCGGCTGGCTTGCATCACTCAGAATTTCTATCGCTTCATCTATAAGCTTCAT